AAACTTCTTGGGCCCGTTCACTCGGGACTCACGTATACACTATGGGTATGGTGAGCGGTGAAGTGATTGCAAGGGATATTGAGGCCGCGGAATACGCCGTGTTTGATGACATGCGTGGCGGCATTAGTTTTTTCCCTGCATGGAAAGAGTGGATGGGGGCGCAGGCTGTCGTCACGGTAAAGCAATTGTACAAGGATCCCAAGCAGATGAAGTGGGGCAAGCCCACCATCTGGCTGGCCAACCAAAACCCGATCGACCAGCTCACGGATGCACATGATAGATGTTGGTTGGAGGATAATTGTGACATTGTCTATGTAGGGGAGTCGTTCATTTCTCATGCCAGTACAGAGTAGTGGATGGGTTGAACACCATGGACTGGGCGGTAGCACCATAGCGAGAGCGAATCAAATCCATCACGTAATAATCTCCCATGCCTGCCTTGCTATCTACTGAAGTAGGAAATGATGTCATGCCTTGGCCTGTTTCATCGTCATCGTAAACGAGTGTCGAATCCATTTTGTGCCAAAACTTGTATTTCCGAATCAAACCAGAGTCGTTGCCTGTTGAGATCTGTCGCATGGAGTCGTGCTTGACGGTGATGCGGGTTCTATCTAGCTTGGCGACCATGGGGTCGTTCCAATCGGATGCGTTCTGACCCGCAAAGATAGTGTTGAACAAATCAAAGATTGCGCCGGCGTTCCGGTCACCCGATGGTGACGTAAGTGTTCGCTTCCAGCCGTCACCGTCTTCGAGATAGGGGAGATATGTGGCGGTGGTCAATGTACCGGGTAGGGGGCCCTTGAATGTAAAGCATACGCGTCGCCATTGCCAAGGGAGGCCGGTGGCGGTCTGGATCTCTATGACTTCACGTAGACCGACCATGTAAGGGGTAGTGGATGTACGCCCAGCTTCGTATGCACGAGGATGGAGTGCGCCGCTTGGTCCGATGAGGTCCCGTGCTGTCGCATTCCACAGCATGACCACAGGTGTGTTGGTGAGCTGATTAGCTGACGTATTGGCGGGGATGTAAGCGGGGCCATTGACAATTGCACCCGAACCCGGATAGGTGGCGTTGCTGACCGCCTGCATGTTATCTCGCTTCTTGACGGTCGTGAGATTGAGGATCCGCTTTTTGGTCATCTGGGGGGATGTTTTCCTTGTTGGCCTCCGATAGCTCCGCTTCTTCCCGTATGAGCGTCGGGGGTTTGAACTTTTTCGGCCAGTAGCCCGTGTCGACCTTCGTCGATAGGTGCCACGTGCAGGCATCGTCGGTGCAGAATGACCAATTGAGAAATGCGTGACGTGGAGGTGGAAATGAGGACATAGCGGTGAGAGGAGGAAAGGGGGGGTCCCACTGGTACTTATAGCTGAAGCTGTGCCAGTGTGCCAGGCTATAACATTAGTTTCGCCTGGCACACTTCGCACGTGCTTTCGTTTTTCACATGCCCCCCAAACCCAAACAGTTCAAAGTTGACTGCCAATATGTCCTCCTCACCTACGCACAATCGGGCGATCTTGATGCTGGACTTGTTGTCGAGCATTTACAACGGCTTAACGCAGAGTGTATTGTTGCGAGAGAAAGTCATGTGGATGGAGGTACTCATCTGCACGCTTTCGTTGATTTCAAGCGGCGGTTTCGATCCAGAAGAACCAATGTGTTTGATGTGGGAGGCCGCCATCCAAACATCAGCATTTCTTACGGAAGTCCAGATGCAGGTTACGACTATGCAATCAAGGATGGAAACATTGTCGGAGGAACTCTCGTCCGACCAAGTGGAATTGGAGTTTACGAGGATGAGTCAACATGGACTATTATCCATCGAAGTCCAGATGAGTCATCGTTTTGGGAATCTGTTGCGCGACTCGATCCAAAGACTCTCTGCACCAACTACCGGAACCTCCGAGCCTACGTGGATTGGCGATACAACACACCTGTCCACGAGAAATATGTACATCCCAGGGGGCTCATGTTTGAGCTGGGAATGGTACCTGACCTGGTTGGATGGCGAGAGCTCAGTCTTGAATCTCCTTCGGGTAAGTGCGTCTCCTCGAGGGGGGGGAATCGCTCGGGGCTAAAGCCCCTATCCCCCCCCGTCGTCGCCGAAGAAAGATATAGTTTGGAAGTGATCGAGGTGCTAATTGTCTATCGTAGGATCACGACCCAGAGGATTAGTCATCTGGGGACCTTCACGGACGGGCAAAACTTCTTGGGCCCGTTCACTCGGGACTCACGTATACACTATGGGTATGGTGAGCGGTGAAGTGATTGCAAGGGATATTGAGGCCGCGGAATACGCCG